CCGTGGTAGCCAACCCCTACAGGGGGAGGCACAACCTCCCCTCGCCGATGTCCCTTTCGGGACATCCCCCCCTTCCACACGGAAGGGTCACCTGGGTAAAAGCCCAACGTTAGTAGGGCTTAACCCACCTAAGCTTGATGTTGACGCGCTTAGGACGTCCCGCACGTTCCAAGTGCCACTCTTCAAACGGCTTATCGCCGCGCTTCAAGTGATACTTGAGCAAGGCAGCTGGGCCATCAATCGGATCGATTGGTGGCCTACCCTCATCTACATATGCCCTGACTAGGGGTACATGTAGATTTGGACACATCTTCGCGGTGTCGTAAGACCCGTCTAAGGTGTGCCTACCTAGCGCAGGAGAAGTTGGAAGAACTTTTGGCAAAGGAATTAACTTTTGCAATAGTTCATCCAGCATATCAACTGCCTCAAAGAGACTGGCTTCAAGAAGCTGGTTTCTAAGAGATACAGTTGATACAATCTCCCGGACGTGCGTCCGCTTGGTCGGAAGCATTTCCCGGACTTTGACAATACTAACGTCATTGCCCGCGAAATACTCCTTCCCACAAGACTCTCTGAACTTGCCAGTCCAGAAAGACTTGTTGGCATTTACTACAAGACCAAAATCTTGTAGCGTGGCCATCACGGAATGCACATGTTCTGCGGGGACGATCAAGTCGTCTCCGTAGATGCGCACCCTACCCACAAAATCATCAAAGATGATTTTGCGAGTAAGCGGTGTGGATAAGTCCTTTTGAATCCCTAGAAAGACCAGCGTCGTAAAGACGAAGGCCTCGATTGGGAAACAAAGGGCCGAACCCATAGACGCGAACTTGGCTAGGCGTATAACGCCATGACCAGGTACGTCAGCTTTACGTGAACGAGTTGCATCCAAGGCTTCGGAGAACCAAAGCCAAGGTGCAACAAGTTTTCGGACTAGCTGATTGGAAACACGATCGGATGCTTCACTCAAATCGAGCGTAGCAAGGGACCCATCTAGGGACCCTTTCCGCGCAAGATCCTGGTTAGGTTCTTGTGCTCGGAATCCGATGAGTTTTGTCAGGAGTCTATCCCTACCAAAACTCTCCATCAAAGCTTCGTTTACCGCTTGCTGCATGTACTGCATGCAAGTCGGTTCGATCGCGATGATGCGAGGTGTCTTCAACGTTTTAGGAACTGTTACGACCCTGACGGGTCGTTCGGCTCCAGGTTCGAGGAAGGTGATTGGCAGTGGAGTACTATCTCGATCGAGGTAGTGGCTCCAGCTTGGGAAGATGTGTTCCGAAGAATAGAACACTCTTTCCAAGCGCTCGGTCCACTCAGTCTGATAATACTTCCCGTTTCCGAGAAGCCTATCTGCTGTTGAACCAGGCCCGTGTTTGGGGATGAGTTCTCCGTTGTAGATCTTACGATCCATATCGGAAAAAACGTCACCAAACAACATCCAACCAATAGAACCAAACGCCTCCATCTCTGGGTGCGTGAGGTGTTGGTCATATGTCCTCACTTCCTTCTCACACTTGATGAACCGGGATATTGCGGCTTCCACCCTTGCATCGCTGCAAGGGAGGTTAACCTTTCCAAACATCAGAGTTATCTGACGGATGGATCGGATCGCCTCAATGTTAGGTTCATCGAGTATCACACCGCTTCGCGTATCAAAGACGAGGCTGGTGAAACCCGAGAACAACTTCGGGAGACACCCGGACTTCGAATAACCAACGAAGTCCGTTGAGCTGACACGGCCTTGGTCAAGAGTTTTTTCGAACTCTTTTCCAAAGTCGGGAAGGGTTATCGTAAGAAACGATAGCCCCTCGTCTTCAACACGTGCCGAGATCGTGTTAAAATCCCGGCTGGTGCTAGTGCAACATCTGGTTCCCAAATCATTGAGAACCAAACGCAAGAGTAGCATATGGCTTTTCATCCCACCCTCCTTATATAAGGGGGCACTGGAATCCATTGCCATAGCTTCTTGGATCCGACTGATGTCTGATGGGGCAAAATGCCCTAGTTCTCACCACCCAGAAGCTGGGTGATGCGAGCTCCAGAAGATGCAGTGAGGTAGGCGGCAAAACCGTCGACCACCTGCTTTTGTTCGGCGAGCGTATATCCGATGATCGGAACGTCAACTACAAGATGGCAAGCCATGTTGTAGGGGGCGTTGATCGTCGGATTGAGCACATCCGTAACAATCTTCTTGTGATCAAGGCGAATGAGACGTCGCGCACGCTTGTTAATGGCGTGCGAGATGCTCAACTGGACCTCTCCGTCGTCCTTAGAAAAGGACCCCGAATTGATCCCGCTGCTAATTCGCGGAAGCGACTTAGCAATCGCATTGATCGTAACAGACTGCGGATCGGCAAAAGCCATGACTATCTACTCCTGTGCGGGTGAGGTGGGAGAGTTTCTCCCATCCTCTGTACTACCACCGTACTATAGGAGTACGATGGCTCACTGTCTAGCCCTAGCTATGCTATGCTAGACTCCTGGGACTCCGGGTTAAACCGAGAGCCCCAAGGATGGCCCATTGTCGGTTGGAGAAACCATCCAACTCAAGACCGAATCCAAATGGGGTAGCCTTCTTTCTCTGACGTCTAATAGATGTTAGAGTCTGAGAACATGCCACATCAATGTTATCGTATTTACTACGAGCTCCACTGATGTGGTAGGATACTTCCTTTGTCGTTTGACACATGGAGTATCCCCAAGGCATAACAAGGCCATCATTTTGGAATGCAGAAATATTGTGGATAACATCCCCAATATTGCTGACCCAATCTGCGGCCCAGGACCAGGGCGTTAAGTTCCAGAGAACTTCCGGAGTAATCCGATGACCAAATTGCTTAGCGGCAATTTGTTCTTTCCTAAGCATCGAGCCCTGAGGGGCAAGATAATAGGTGAAGACTCCCTCGAACCACTTCTTTACCGTAGTTTTGGTAAAGGTTGTTAACGTCCCTGTGCTGCTCCAGTACTGCGTTCTCAACGCTGGCGATGGGTAATTACCCGTCGTTGACGTCTCGGACGTAGTAATCTCGAGCGGCCACGTATAGGTACGGCGAATCAGTGTTCCTGAGTTATCTTCGTAGCTCTTGAGGATCTTATCAGATCTCTCAATCGCCCCGACGAGACTTAGGACTTCGTTGACTAAAGGACGCCAACCAAATTCAGAGTTAAGATATTCCGCACCCGCACCGCGGGCACGGCCTATCTTCTCTTTCATGAGGTTGGCGCCCAGAACAGCGGGAATTCCTTCCCGCTTTAGTTCTCCGAAGGCCACTGCTAAGCCAGCTAGTGGGTTTGTAGGCAGGACACGAGCAATCGCAGTCGTACCCCACTGATCTAGTTCAGAATCTAGAGCAATGGGAACGCTGGGAAAGTGCGCGTCCGCGATGACAGAAAATTTGGCGAAGTAACTACCTTGGTAGTTTTCGACAAATTTGTTATTGTCAGCGCTGCCTTTTGAGGCAGCCCTCCACACTTTTGGGCCAACAAATTGTTCGCTCAATTCGTGTGTAAGGCTGTGAAACGCACCCCCTACATCATGTTTTCCAAGGCGACTACGGTAGTTGCCATGGTTCTCTGAGTAGAGGAGGCGATCCTCCCCATTGGCGTACCAAACACCGTGATCATCGGTAACTAGTGGGCTGGAACCAACAACTCCATCCCACTTACTCCAGGGCGAAGCCCTGAACCGCTGATTACGGGATTTGGTTACCACGTATCCTCCATTTGGATTCAATGCGTTACAACCATGTACAACACATGTTGTATTTAGGTTGCAGGTGTTGTGCTATATAGCACTCTCCCCCCGTTAGGG